AAAAGACAAAAGAAAAGATTAGAAATATGAGAAGTTCTGGTTTGGCTAGAGGTGGAGAGTTTTCTACTGAAAATTTAGTTTTCAAGGTTTTAAGAAGAACTGACCTCTTGGGTAAGATGAATGATTTGATTACAAAATCTACAGATAAGAAATTATCTGAAACAATAAATATGTAAGGATGGTGATGGTGATAGTAAGGGTTACGGGGAATAATCTCCAAAAGGCTATTGGAGTTTTTAATAAAAAAGTCAAACAAGCAGGTATAATTCAAGAGGTTTATCGTAGACAGGAATACTTAAAACCTTCTGTAAAACGAAAATTAAAAAAAGAAGAAGCCATCAAGAAAAGAATCAGAGAAGAGAAGAAAAAACGAAATAAGAAAAAATACAATAAATTCTAATTTTTCTAAAAAATAGATGATATGTATTAATAAGAGTACGCCTAATGTTAGGCGGTTTTTTGCATTATATACAATACCAAATAAAGATTCAAATAGTCTTTTAAACTACAAGGGGTTTAAAAATGGCAGAATTTACAAACGATTTACTCAAGGAAGCTATTGCTGACGCAGAACGCGTTCGCGAAACAGCTATTGCAAATGCAAAGCTACAACTTGAAGAGTCAATCGCTCCTACCATTAAGGCAGAATTAACAAAAGCTCTTTCGCAATCAGAAGAGGAAGTCCAAGAAACCGTTCAGGAAGCTGAAGAGGTTGACGAGGCTCACGACCCAAAGGGTGCAGAAGCCAATGACTTTGCTGAGGTTGGAGAGGGCGTAGAGTCTGTAGATGAAGATTCAGAAGTTGAAATCGTCAATGAGGACGAAGTTTCAGAAGAGACTGAAGAAATTTCGGAAGAAATTGAAGAGGACGATGAGGTCGAGTCGGTGGACGAGATTGATATTACCGTCCGCGGTGCCACAACTACTGTTAGTGGACCGGAAATTAGTGCACCCGTCACGGAAGAGGATGAGGAAGACGAGGAAGAAGAGGATGTGGAAGATCTGGATGATGAGGAAGCTGAAGAGGACGAGGATCTTGAAGATTTAGACCTTGAAGCTATTATCCGTGAACTTCAAAGGGAAGTCGATGCACTTAGTGAAGATGATGATGATTGGGACGATGAAGAAGAGGAAGAAGAAGTTCCCTCGCCTGAAGAAGATGAAGAGGACGAGGAGGAAGTTGAAGAAGGAGATGAAGAGGAAGAAGTTGAAGATGAAGAGGATGAGGACGAGGAAGAAGTTGAAGAAGACCTCGACTTAGACGCTATTCTTCGTGAAATTGAGGCCGAGATGTCTGATGAAGATGACGCCGAACTGGCCCAGGAAAATACGAGACTACAAGGTGAGCTGGACGAATATCGTAAAGCTGTTGAATTGCTACGCGGAAAGCTCAATGAAGTCAATCTTCTAAATGCTAAGTTATTGTTTACAAATAAGTTGTTTAAAGGTAAGGAACTATCACAAGACCAGAAAATTCATGTTGTCGAGACATTTGATCTTGCTACGACAATCCGTGAAGTGAAACTTCTCTATGCTACATTAGCAGAAGCTACGATTAATGTTCCTACTAAACAGAAGAAGCAAACTACTTCCTCAACGGAAGTTGTTGCTGAAGGAATTGCTTCAAAGGTAGTTGGTAGCACTGCTCCAACGACTGAGGTTCTAGAAGAAGATCAATTTGCCGGGTTTAGACAAAGAATGAAACAACTAGCCGGCATTAATATACTTTAACATTATTAATGGAGATTGAATAATGAGTGATGTTTCGAGCTTTTTAAACGAAGCCACTACAGCTCATAAACAACTCACCGATGCGGCCAGAAGCATGGCTGATAAGTGGGAAGACTCTGGCCTTCTGGATGGATTGGAAGGACACGAGCGTAGTGGTATGGCTGTTCTGCTTGAGAACCAAGCGGGTCAGCTTCTAAATGAAGTATCTTCGATAGGTAATGAGTCGTGGTCAGGTGTGGCTCTACCTCTCGTTCGCAAGGTTCTGGGGCAGATTGCTGCCAAGAACTTTGTATCGGTTCAGCCAATGAACCTTCCTGCTGGGTTAGTCTTTTTTATGGACTTCCAGTATGGAACGGCAGTTGGTGACCGCACTTCTGGCGATTCCATTTATGGAATTACCAGTGGAAGTGGAACCTTACCACGCACAGGTTTATATGGTGCTGGTAGGTTTGCTTATTCAGTGAACGATCAGACGGTAACAGGTCTTACAAACGTGGCGATTAGAACCGCTTCTGCTGCTGACCTGAACTATGAGACAACTTCGTCTTCGACCGTTTACATGATGCACCAGATTTCAGGTTCGTCAATTGCTTCGAACGCTGATCTTAAAGCTTGTCGGTCGTTCGTTCCTTCGGGATCGGTCGCTGACTTTGGTGCTTGGTTGCCACAATTTACGAAGCTCACCAACGGTGGAAGTGTTGTTCAGTTTGTTGTACCTTACGGGGCCGCAGCAAATCTCGCAGCTATCACCTATAGTGTAGAGCCAACGATTGCAGCACGGGGTGATTTTGAGGATACGGATGGAAGTACTGATCTCGCTATTCCTGAAATTAATCTGTCGCTACGGTCAGAGACTATTGCAGCTAAGACGCGTAAGCTGAAAGCTGTATGGTCGCCAGAACTCGCACAGGATCTTAACGCTTATCATAGTGTTGATGCTGAGGCTGAGTTGACAGGTATGTTGAGTGATCACATTTCGTTAGAAGTTGATTTGGAGATCCTAGACATGCTTATCGTTGAAGCAACCACAACCGACTACTGGTCGGCTGAGATTGGCAAGGTTTATGATGCAGGAACAGCTGCTTTCGCGGCTACTCCTTCTGCTGGTACTGCCTGGACTAATATGACTTGGTACCAGACGCTTGGACAGAAGATGCAGAAGGTTTCGAACCGAATTCACCAGCTCACCCTTCGTGGTGGTGCTAACTTCGCGGTTGTTTCACCAACCGTTGCTACGATTCTTGAAACCATCCCAGGTTTCATGGCTGGCACAAACGGTGACGCGCAGGAATTTGCTGCTGGCGTAACTTCAGTTGGTTCGTTCCAGAATCGTTATACGATTTACAAGAACCCGTATATGGTAGAGAATGTTGTTCTATTGGGCTACCGCGGGCCTAACTTCTTAGAGACAGGGGCGGTATATGCACCGTATATTCCGTTGATCATGACACCTCTAGTGTATGATCCGACTAACTTCACACCGCGCAGGGGCGTTATGACCCGTTACGCGAAGAAGGTAGTCCGTCCTGAGTTCTTCGGGAAGATCATCATCGACCGCTTGGAGCTAATCTAAGTTAGTTGATGATATTACCTTCGGGTAGATAGTAAAAAGAGGGTGGGGCTTCGGCCCCACCCTTCTTTTTTTGTAGTAACTCCATCATATTTATAGATATAATAATATGTTCGGAGGAAACTAATGACCTATAAACCATTAATGATAATTGCTACACTTCTTATGTTGTTCCCCACCCAAGCATTTTCGCAGGATTGGGTCCGCCGTCTCGCTTATGTAGATCGTCCAGATAAACTTGTTGAACGAGTAATGGAAGACGAACCAATAACATATACGAGAGATGTTGCACCAATTCTTCAACAGAATTGTCAGATATGTCATCGGGCGGGATCTGTTGCTCCTATGTCTTTTATTGAATTTCGTGATGTTCGCCGTTATGCTCGTAGAATTAAAGATCAAGTTGCTAGACGGTTAATGCCTCCGTATCATCTTGATACAGGAGTGGGTATTCAAGAAGTCAAGAATGATTGGAGATAGTACTGAACCGCTTTCGCTTAGTGCACCAGAGGTAGCTACAACCTAAATCTCATGTACATATTAGTTTTTTGTCAAGAGTAACCATAATTTCGTTGGTAATAACATATACAGCTGCCTCCGAATTAAGATTTGCATTCATTCTACCGTGTTTTGTTAACACATCAGCAATGCGTTGTCTTACAATCTTTTGTTTTCTATCTTCTTCTTTGATAAATTTTTGATAATCTAACATAACTATTCTCCATTTCCAAGTGATCGTTTGATTACACCTTTTGCTATTTGATGGGCAGGGTGTGTTTCGCCGTATTTAAGTGCAGTTTTAATTAATATCTGGTTACCAGTATTAGGATTTGTTACTCTTTGTTTTAATAATTGTGCTAATTTACCTACATTTTTACCTCTTTTTTTAGTAGGATCTTCTTTTTCATATCCTTGGATAAGTGGTTCATATTCTGATTTAGGAACTAAGTGGGTTTGCAGATCAACATTTAGATCTTTGGCGATTCCTTTAACTGCATCTACATTTTTTTCGTGGTCATCAAAGAATCTAACTGTGGTATAACCTTCTTTTTTGATTTTATTAGTTATATAGTGTGATTTTGCTCGTGGGCTTGCCGATTGTACACCCTTGATTCTGACATCCTTGGTAATTCCTATTGATTTCAGATATTTAGCAATTTGTTTTTCACTACCAATGCCTCTTGCAGTGATGATAGTTACATCGGCGTCTGGGTGTTTTATTGCTTTTTTGAATAAGTCCATATACTTTTTAACTGGTTTTGGATCTTTTATCTCCGAAAACTCTGAAAAATCAAATTCGTCGCCATCTTTTTGTACATACCCAGCATAATCATATGGAGTTAACTGACTAACTTCTCCATCATTATGTTTTACAATAACCTTAGAATTTGAGACTACTAGAGTATTGTCAAAATCAAAAGCATATAGGGTTTTTGCCATTTTATGAATTCCGTAATATATATTTGGTTATACATAAATAGTCTTCTTAAGGTTAACCTACTATTTATAGTCAGGAAAATTGCACAGAGAGAATATTAATGGCAACCACACCAGAATACATTTCCTATGATGGTAATCCAACAAACCCAAATGGATTAACTCCTTTTGCTATCTTTGATAGTGAATCTCTATTTCAGACGGATGGTCCAAAGGTTGCAAATTTTGTAGCAACTCGTTTGGGTTATCCTATAATGGATGTAGAACTTCAAGATCAACAAATTTATGCGTGTTTGGAAGAGTCGATTATTGAATATGGAAAACAGGTAAATCAATTTAGAATTAGAGATAATATGTATACCCTTATGGGGACATCTACTAATGATGAGATTACCCAAAAAAATATTGCAGCAACTCCACTGGACCAAGTAGTTCGTTTGTCTGGTGATTATGGTACCGAAGCATTATCAGGCGGCCCCACAGAATTGAAGAGAGGATATATCACTGCTTCTGCTAATACAGCTTCTTATGATTTGAATGCTTTGTGGGCAACTCCAAGTGAGAGTGGTGATCCAATTGAAATTAGAAAGATATATCACAAAGGTGCCCCAGCTATTTCTAGATATTATGACCCATTTGCTGCCACGGGTTTGGGTATTACAAATTTATTTGCTGAATTTGGATTTGATGATTATTCTCCGGCGATTACATTTGTTATGATGCCAGCTTATGAAGATATGCTTCGTGTTCAAGCTATTGAAATTAATGACACAATTAGAAAAAGTATTCATTCATTTACACTTTCTAATAATAAACTTAGAATTTCACCAATTCCAAAAAAGTCCTATGCAATCTTTTTTGATTATTATCTTAAGAATGAAAAGACAGGATCACAGGTACAATCCGGCAGTGTTAATGAATTTGTGAGTGATGTTTCAAATGTTCCAATGTCTCATATTAAATATGGAAATATTAATTCGGTTGGAAAAGTTTGGATTTTTAAATATACATTAGCTCTTGCAAAAGAGGTTCTTGGACTTATTCGTTCTAAGTATCAGTCAGTTCCTATTCCAAATCAAGATATTAGGATGGACGGGGATATGCTTAGGAGAGAAGCTGTTCAAGAAAAACAAGAATTAATTAAAGAATTACAAGAAACCTTAGAGAAGTCTGGATTTCATGCACAGATGAAAGCGCAAGCTGAAGCTGCAGAACACCAAGGACAGATTCTTCAGAAGGTGCCTATTCCAATTTATATAAAGTAACATGGCTAAATTTGTTTCCAATAGAGATTTTGAATTTTTTCAACATATCAATAGGGAGATTAGTGCGGAAGTTGTTGATACGGTGGTTGTTTTATATAAACTAAATCTCGACTATGTGAATACAAATATCTATGGGGAATCTACTGAAAAGATTTCTTATACTGGTGTGGAAGTTCCTTCCCTTGTTGATTATCAACCAAATGCAGCCATTAGTGACGGATTTGGAATTGATCAAATTCAAGAAGCAGAATTTAGATTTGTCCGAAGGATACTTCAGGAACGACATATTTATCCAGAGATCGGCGACATTGTTGGATATAATGATGCATATTATGAGATTGATAATATTAGGGAAACCCAGTTAATAGCGGGAAGACCTGCATATAATCAGTCAATTATATGTCAAACACATCTGACAAGAAGAAGTAATATTCAAATTGAACCTAGACAGATATGACCAATTTAAGAACTGACGCAGATAATCCTGAGACACATAGAAATCGTGGATTAGATACCCAAGCAGAGGAATCATCAAATATTTCTGTTTCTTTGGTAGATATAGATACTGCGATTATAAAATATATGGACGATGTTATTCAACCATTTGTTACTCAGGACGAACTTAAAGTTTCAGTTCCAATTCTATATGCAAATCCAGAACGTTGGAAAAGTACAAGAAAAGATGGTGTGTTTAGAGATGTAAGGGGAAAATTACAAATTCCTCTTATTATGATCAAAAGAGATAGTATTAGAAAAAATACTTTAAATAACCCAGTTAATAAATATTTGGAAAGGGATTTTCATTCTACAACATGGAATTCTAGAAACAAATATGATCGGTTTGCTTTACAAAATGGTGTTACTCCCAGTAAAAGATTTGTCACTGTGATGTATCCAGATTTTTATGATGTGGAATATAGTTGTATGATTTGGACAGAATATCAGCAACAGATGAATGGTTTGGTAGAACAGATATCTTTTGAGGTTGAGAATTACTGGGGTGAGGAGGATAAATTTAAATTTAAAACAAGTGTAGAAGAATATAGAAATTCTGTAACACTGCCCCAAGGGTCAGATCGTTTGGTACGGTCTGAGTTTAGGATGCAAGTTAAAGCTTATCTGTTACCGAAGAATACTATAGATAAACATGGAAAACCAGTGGATACTAACATGGTTAGATTTTCAAATAAAAAATTAGTAATTTCTGAAAAAATTGATTCTACCCTCGGCCTTTAAATTTGATTTTGAGATTTAAAACACATATTTATACTACGAGGTGGGATAACTCCCCGCCATACGGTTTTCATAAAAAAGGGTTATATTATGAACAAAATTACGGAAGAAGAATTACAGAATGTTAAAGATGGTCGTGAGAAGGTATCGACCATAGCTGAATATTTAAGTGAATTAGTTCTTCAACAGACGGTTTTAGATAATTTGGTTAAGAATACAAAACAAGAGTTTTTGGATTCGGTTTCGGGTGAAGAAGATTATTTCGCTGAACTTAATACAAAGTACGGTGAAGGGTTATTGAACATAGAAACAGGTGAAATTGAAACTTCTTAACGGAGATTAAGATATGGCAGAGCGTGTAGTTAGCCCCGGCGTATTTACCCGCGAACGAGATTTATCTTTCTTAGAGCAAGGTGTGGCTAACATCGGTGCAGCTTTTGTTGGCGTTACTCAGAAAGGTCCAGCATTCGTTCCAGTGATTGTCGATACCCAGAATGAATTTGAAAGTAGATTCGGTAAAGCAGACGAATACAGTTATCTTGGATATACTGTTCAAAATTATTTACAAGAAGCACAATCAGCAACCGTGGTTCGTGTTCTTGGATTAGGTGGCTATCAAAAAACAGTAGCTAAAACCGCTGCGTTAGTTGTTAGTGACGCGTCTACTTCGGACTCTGAGAGAGTATTGGCTGTTTTCCATCCAACTACTAGTGGGTCAGCTATCACTGCAGCTTCAGTCACGCTTGGGGATGGTGCTGCTAAGTTTACCGACATGACCATTGCATTGACTACTTCGAATGGTGTTGAAACTTGGTCAGGAGTAAATGCTTCTGGTTCAAGTGCTAATAGTATAGCTAATTCAATAGGAACTAATCCATATTCAACGAAAGGGGCATATGTATATTCTTATTTCCCAGATGCAACCGATGGATTAAACGGTGGCATCGCGGAAGCGGATACCCGGGCGAGTCCAGCTAATTCATCCGCTCAATTGGACTTCACTGGTGTAGATTATAGTAACGCATCAACGCCGTGGATTCGTTCACAAGCAATTGGTGGTACACGAACTAATCTCTTTAAGGTTCATACTTTGGCTGATGGTTCAAATGCAAATAAAGCTGTTAAGATTTCAATTCAATCTATTAAATATCGAGTGACAGATGGCGAGTTTGGTACGTTTACATTATTGGTTAGAGCTGGTGATGATACCGATGCTAATACAGAAGTTTTAGAAGATTATCGGAATCTAACTCTCGATCCAAATAGTCCAGACTTTATTGCTAGACGGATCGGAAACAGCGCTCCATATACAGATGATGTAACCGCTGAAACTTATTATCAAGGAGATTATTCAAACCGAAGTAGATATATTAGAATTGAATTAAGTGAAGATATGCTTACTGGTAATTTGTCAGAACTTGCACTACCTTATGGGTTTGCTGGTGTGAGTGCACCATATCTTGTTGCCTCCTTCGGCGCCCACGCCACAGTCAAACCAAGGGTAATTCAAACTGTTTGGTCCGATGGAAATGCTCTTGGAACAGTTACGTCTGATGTGGGTTATGCCGCTGGTCAACAACGGGATGCTAAGAAATTCTATGGATATGACTATACTGCTACGAACCACACAAACCAAAGTTATCTTGCTCCCCTTCCAACTGGACACACAGCCGTAAGTTATGCTCCATTGCCGGGAGTAGTGGTCGGTTCCGCTACTACAGCTGTAACCGAATTCTCACTTGATAATATAGCGGATGGTGGCTCGATTACAGCCGCCGAAGTTGAAGGAACTAATTTGAGTATTTCAAATACAGATCATCAGCTATATCGTAAGTTTACAGTTCCGATGCAGGGTGGATTTGATGGACACGCACCACATCGTGAAAGAAAAATGGGCACTTCTATTGTTGCTAGCAACACGCAAGGATTTGATTTAACAAATTCCACATCTTCCGGTTCAGTAGCCTATAAACAAGCTATTGACGCAATTAAGAATCCCGAATCATTTGATATTAATTTGTTAGTGATTCCTGGGGTTAACTACGAACAACACCCATATGTTACTCAGTACGCAATTGATGTATGTGAGGATAGACAGGATTGTTTCTATATTATGGATCTGGTAAGTTATGGCGCAACTATTTCACAAGCCAATACAACAGCTGCATTACTTGATACAAATTACGCTGCTGGTTGGTATCCGTGGGTTAAAGTCTTAAATAGTAATACTAATAAATTCATGTGGGCGCCGCCTTCGGTCGTTCTTCCTGAAGTATTTGCATACAATGATAATATTGCTGCTGAGTGGTTCGCACCTGCTGGTTTGAACCGCGGCGGAATCCCAGGCGCAACTCAGGCTAAGAGTCGTTTGACCAGAGCAAATAGAGATGAACTT